ATGGACGCTCCTAAGTTCACATTCGTTAAACCCGGCTTTAGTGTAGATAACTTAACTAGTAGCCTAGGTAGAATTGTACATAGTAGTAGTGTGTTAAATAGAGTTAGTAGTCCACAACCATGGGTATCCCCCATGAGCTTCCTCCCACCCATCGCTTTAGAGTCCGCGAGAAGGGTGGGACGGGACGGGGCTGACATGTGGAAACACGTGACGCCCCAGTTGTGTAGACTAGGATGTAAATTAATTAGAATAGTAGAGGGTGCCTTTAGGGTGGCACCCTATATAGCCTTGGGAGCTGCGGCAGCCGCAGCGGCATTTGAGATTTGGCGATATAAGTTCGCCGGTAACCCCCCAGCACCAGAAGAGGAAGTGATGGAGATGGCCCTAATTGAAACGCTTGTCGTCTCTGATCCCGATAGTGAGCTGCATATGCAGCTCATCGACACAATAGAGGATCGGGGCGACAAAATCAGAGAGGCCCTCAAGTTAAACAAGGTGCAGCACAGAAGGGTCCGCCGCTCAAAGACAAAACAATTCATATCATGTCTTCGGGCCCACGTGAAAGCAGAAATGGGCACTCCCACATACACAACTGCCAATATGGCTGTGATTCGTCATATAGCCATACAATATTGCAGGGAGTATAATGTAAGACCAGAGTCTTACGCCCATCTGCTTGACACCGTTGTGCAGCAGGTGTTTGAGCCCTACAAATCCGAGTATAAAAGGGCTATTGGCTGTGGATCAATGCTGAGCCGCCTGAAAAGGTGGTTCCTTTCAGCCAAATAGGGGGGCCTAGAGTTGGTGGGCGGGTACGATCATCCAATGATATATCCAGTCGTACCCGGCCTGGACCCACACAATCTCAGGCCAAATCCCAGGCGTATAAATAGGCAGTTTAGGCGTATAGTAGGACCTAGTTTTAACTATTCTGTAACATATTATAATAATAGTAGTGGCAACTTAATCCGCGGTCTGGTCAACCGTGTGCTCACGTACAAAGGCGGTGACGTCCTCCAACCACAGAAAAAATATTGGAGGGGGCTATATGCATATGGAAAACGCATAACTCACGGTCTTTATCTTTCCCCCTTAAGCCCAGATGAATATCTGGCGTGCTATAGTGGCAGAAAGAAGAAGATCTACAGTGATGCTTTCAAGAGCCTAGCTGAACGTCCCATTGAGCTCAAGGATTTTATGGTGAAAGCCTTTATAAAGAAAGAAAAAGATAAGTTGCTTAGTAGTAGTAGTGACCCACGCATCATCCAACCGAGGCACCCAAGATATTTAGTAAGCCTCGGAAGATACATCCGACCCCTGGAGCGAATTTTGTACGCCCGCTTAACGGGAAGCTTCAGGCCATATACTAGAACCGACACCCCCGTGTGCTTGAAAGGACTCAACTATCTTCAGAGGGGGAATTGTCTCAAAGCAAAGTGGGATTCTTTTGCAAGACCAGTGGCCATCAGTCTAGACGCTTCGAGGTTTGACCTCCACGTGTCGACTGACGCCCTCAAATATACCCACTTTGTATATCAGTCGGTCTTTGGTAATGACCCCACCCTAAAATTTCTCCTGCGCGAGAGATTGACCACCAAAGGAATAGCATGGTCAGGGGACGGGGCATTTAGGTATAAGAAGAAAGGCGGCAGGTGTTCAGGGGATAATGACACATCCCTTGGTAATGTGCTGATAATGTTGACCATCACGCACGCCTTTCTTCGAGGAGCAGGAATTCCCCACGTAGAAATCGCCAATGACGGTGACGACCAAGTCATGATCGTGGAGGAAGAAGACGAGGGTAAAGTGCGCAGCATTGAAATGGAATTTATAAAAGCAGGATTCCGCCTTACCCTCGAACCCACAGTGTCTATATTCGAAAGGATAGATTTTTGTCAGACAAGACCTGTGTGTGTTGCTCCCGGATGTACTACTATGGTGAGATACCCAAGATTAGCAATGACGAAAGATCTAACCACGTTCTTGCCTATTGAGCGAGGCCGGCTTAAACTTCAAATGTTAGCGGCAATAGGCAAGTGCGGGTTAGCGTGCTATAATGATGTACCTGTCTTGGGTAATATGTACAGACGTATGGTTGAAGTGTCAAAAGGGGAGAACGCTGAGAAATGGTGGAGAAACACTGGAACTGATCCAGCTTTTACGATGCTCAGTGCCAAAGCAGCCACAAATGTTGGGCTCTCAGATTATACGAGAGTAAGTTTTTATAAAGCCTTTGGTTTAACCCCCGATTTCCAAGTCGCCCTTGAAAGAGAGTGGGACAAGTGGACACCTACGTTTGACATAATCCCCGTGGAAGGGTTCCACGGAGGATTTCCCATAGCGGATGGTGACGTTTAGAATAAAAGACCTGACCCGGCAATTACGTTGGAAGACCGGACAAAAAGGCGTAATCTGACAGGGTGTTTCCTAACCCACACCCAACCCAGCCGACATGTTGGTTGCAATGATCGGGGGTGGATAGTCCAACAAACCCATGGCGCGACAGGCGAACTTCAGGATTGGATCTAGCCTGAGAGGGGAGACAACCTCCATGTAGTCGCGACACCCACCAGAGAGGGCTTTAGGGTAATTACTCTGGCGGACTACCCCACCGTTAAAAGGGGCGTGCACCGCACGTTGTACGGTAGGGACGGTAAGTTGAAGCGGGGGTTTAACTCGCCAAGCTTGCTGGACCGGGCTGACGTATGAGGGATCCATTGTATATACCTAACTCCACCTCCTCCCTGACTTGAGGATCTAAACCATTGCACACGAGCACAGTTTCCCTGTGTAGTATTGTGCAACCAGGACCGCCTGGGGATCGCCGCAAGGTCTAAGAGGTTTACGCTTACAGAGTCGTCAGTCTTCTCCCCCGGACACCCAACCAACCGGTTGGGGGGCGTAGTCTAGGGGGATAGTGTCTGCTTGCAGTAACCAGGTACACC